TTTGGTTGCTTATGTAGACAACAAATATGGAAGCGAAAATAGAACAGATGTCCACCACTATGTAATGGATGAAGATAAAGATGTCATTGTGGATTGGGACTCTACGTTGGTTGCTGATGGAAGTTATCTGGCAGTTACAAATTTAGAGTATGAGACTGATCTAAATGATAAGAAAAGACAAATACAATTATTGGATAAAGTGTTCTTAACAGATATTATAACACAATATAAAAGATTAGTTAAATAGTGATGATTTATGAATGACGAAGTATTAAGCCAAGCAGGAGAGGTTATTTGTGATGAGTTAATATTGACAGCTCAAGATGGCACCGAATATGACATCAAAGATATGTTGATTGAGTTTAATTTATATGAAGATATATTCTCTCCATTCTTACACGGAAGTATTAACTTAACAGATGCTGTTAATGCCATAAGCATGTGGCCAATTGCCGGTGGTGAGGTTTTAACAGTTAAATTTAGAACAAAAACGTTTGCAGATGACCCAGGAAATTTAATAGAAAAGTCTTTCCAAATTGTTGGCATAGAAAATAGAATGTTTAATAATGATAGAGAACAATTTTATGCCTTAAGTTTTTGTTCAATTGAAGCGGTTAACGACCAATCAAATTCAATATCACAATCATTTGGAACCAAAGAATCTGAGGCTAGAACCACTGCTGAAATTGCAGAACAAATTTGGAATGATTGGATAAACTTTCCTAGGAGAATTGACGACGGAGATAGTCAATCATCGTTTATTATAGGAGACACTCCACACACTTCCAAGATACAATTTGTTTCTAATTTTTGGACACCAATGCAAATTATGCATTTTATATCTAAAAGATGTCAGGGCGCAACTCATACAGGTTCAGATTATTTATTTTTTGAAAGTAATAAAGGATTTTTTCTAACTTCAATACAAAATTTAATAGCTAGTCAACTAGATGCTCTATGGGAAGAGTTTGTATATGTACCAGAACCTATCATGGGAGAGCAAATGATTCGTGCAGGAGGCGAAACTTTTGTAGGTGCTTCATTACACCCTTCGTTTAATAAAATATCTGAAATTACTGTACCAAGAACAATTAACATCTTAGATGGTCAGGATACAGGATATTATTCAGCATCAACTAGAGCTTATGACATGTTTACAAAAGAACAAGCAGAGGTTATATTAGATGGTAGAGATAGTTTTGATCAATTTGTTCATACAGATCCTGGCATACCAATACCAGGAGGAATACAAAGAAATCCTTTCTCTTATATAAACATTAAATATTTAAACCAATATATGTATCCAGGTATGCATGGTGGTTTAGAAGACGGTGTTCATGGAGAAGGGGCCAACCCAGCAATTTTAGCTAATGACTTATTTAGACAAGTTTATTTTAATTCATTTAATGATTATAAATTTACTGCCACTATGCCTGGCAGAACAGATATAGAAGTAGGAAAACTTATTAAATTAGTTTACCCTGCAGCAGGCCCGAAAACTGAAGACTCAGAACCAGAAGATTATATAGACCAAGTATTAACAGGAAAGTATTTAATAACAGCAATACATCATACTATAAGCAGTATTGCTAAACACACTATGAAACTAGAAATAGTTAAAAATGGATTAGCGATGCACCAAGGCCCAGAAGATGATGAAGTAATATCCTCGGAGATAAGTTAATGACAGATACAATGAAAAATTTCGGAAAGTTAAACATACCAGATTTTATTTGGTGGTTAGGTATTGTTGAAGATAATAATGATCCATCCTACGCTGGTAGAGTTAAGGTTAGAATAACAGGATATCATTCAGGAAATCTATCTGAACTGCCCACAAAAGATTTACCATACGCAATACCATTAAATTCTGTTACAAGCGCAGGTGTTAATGGAATTATGGAAAACCATTCCTTAGTACAAGGTTCAACCGTTATAGGTTTCTTTGCAGACGGCAGCGACGGACAAATACCTATGATCCTAGGAACAATAGCAGGGAAACCAGCAGCGAGACCTAAAGATTTTGAAACTGTAGGGTTTCAAGACCCCACAGGAACCTTTCCTAAAGAACCAGACTCACCTGATGAAGGATTTGCTGGTGTAGGAGAGCCTGATATATCCAGACTTGCTAGAAATCAAGAGGCAGAAACTCATTGGTCTTTATTAAACAGAAGAGAACAAAGAGAAACAGAAGTACCTACAGCAAGGGCCCCGTCTGTATCAGAAGACACCGGCGATGCTATAATAGATGACGTATCAGGAGTAGATTACGAAGGAGAGACATGGGATGAACCCCACCCAAGAGGAAAATCAAAAGACGAAGCAGAATACTTTGACGTAGCAAAACAAATGCAAGGCGGTGACGGACCTGAGCCACCTGATAAAGAGTGGACCTCATTGTATCCATTTAATACAGTTAAAGAAACAAGAGCAGGCCATGTATTTGAAACAGACAACACAGAAAGCAATAGAAGGATACACGAATGGCACGCTTCAGGAACACATTACGAAATACATGATGACGGAACAAAAGTTACAAACGTTATAGGCGATAATTATGAATTAACGGTAAAGAATAATAATGTTCTTATAAGAGGATCATGTAACGTTACAATAGAAGGAGATTCTAAACTATTAGTGATGGGAGACAAATACGAAGAAGTCAGAGGAAACTATTTCCTTTCAGTAGAAAAAGACAGGGTTACAAAAATAAATGGTAATGATATTAAATCTATTATATCAGATGTAACACAATCAATTAAAGGAAACAGAACAACTCGTGTGGCACTAGACGATACAGAAACAATAGTAGGAAATCAAACAATTAATATAGCAAAGAATAGAACAGATAATGTTGGGGAAACAATTAACAAAACTTACGGCAAAGACAATAAACAAATTAAGAAGGACATTACAATTGCATCACCTGGTACGTTGAACATTAGAGCAGGCACTAATCTTTATTTAGGAGCACAAGATGATATTATAATAGGTTCAGGAAAGAACACCCATCTTAAAGCAGAAGGAACATCGACATACGAATCAGTAGGAAATCAATTATTAAAAACAGAAGGAACACAGACACAAACGGTTGAAGGACAACAGACAATTGAAGCAGAGAATACAGACATTAAGAATGATGTTGATATTACAGGAACAAGTACAGCATCTACTGACCACGTATCGAATGGTATTAGTGGACACGATCATACACATACTGGATCTCCAACAGCAGGATCTGGAGCAGTATCAGACACAGGAGCACCTAAATAATGAGTTGCGGACCTAGCGAAAAACTAAAAGAGTTAGCAGATCAAGTACAAGCTCTGGAAGATAAGTTTGATGATATGGTTAATGAATCACCTTTAGGTAAATTAAATGATTTAAAAGCAGAAGCGGAAGCAGAGATCAATGGTGTGATGGGTAAAATAGAAGGAATGATCCCTGATATGTTAGTAAAGGTAAAAGATTTTGCAGATAAAAATTTACACCAAGACGTTCAAGATGCGTTTAAAATGATAATTCTTCTAGGCGCAGAGAAGGACGCTATAGAGGCAAAGATGGCACAATTAAAAAGTAAATGGGGCAACATTGACTTAGGAGATATTAAATCGTTTGATGACTTAGAAGGTTTATTAAGATCAGGAGCATTAGATCTAGATAGTATTTGTAAATTAATACCTAATATAGAAAAGGAAGGTATAGGAATTAATGTAAAAGGTGTGCCCACATCATTCCCAGATATTGATCCTGTAGCAATATTAAAAGGCCGAGGACTGCCTGATCTACCAAAACCTAAAATTGTAATAGACATAGGAACAAGAATAAAAAAAGTAAATGACGCTTTTATTAATTTAGAACTACCAGATTTTGACTTTTGATATAAATACTATTATGGCAACACAGAAACTAAACATAGCAAGAATTTATAAAGACTTTGATATGGCCTTTACGAAAAATAGTTTGTCTGGAGATATAAACAAAAAATTAGACGTAAATGCTGTGAAGCAATCAATAAAAACCTTACTCATGTCAAGACCGTATGAAAGACTATTTCATCCGGAGATAGGATCTACTCTTTGGAATTCTTTATTTGAAAATATGAGACCAGGAATGGAAATAGGAATAGAAACACAGGTTGCACAACAACTAGCTAATCATGAACCAAGGGCAAGACTAGTTGAAGTTAAAGCACATCCTGATTATGATAATAATAGTTATGATGTATCGATAAGATTTTTTGTAATAGGAATAAACCAACCACAAGACTTAACAGTAAGTCTAACGAGGCTGAGGTAAGAAATGGCACAACTAAATGTAACAGAATTAGACTTTGATAATATAAAGGCAAACCTTAAGACCTTTTTAAATAGTCAAACAGAATTTTCAGATTATAACTTCGAAGGCTCAGGCCTTGCAGTTTTAATAGACTTATTAGCGTATAATACGCATTATAATGGCATGTTAGCACACATGTTAGCTAACGAAAACTTCATAGATACTGCTATTAAGAGGGAATCTGTAGTATCAATAGCAAAAGCATTAGGTTATACACCTAGATCTAGACGTTGTTCAGCAGCGAAAATTAATTTAGCAATAGGGGTTCCTGCTAGTTATACAGCAACAACATTAGCATTATCTAGAGATGCAACATTTACAGCAGGAGTAAACGGAACCACCTATAAGTTTTATCCTGGCGAAACAACAACAGTTCAAGCAGTAACAGCCGGTGGCGCAGGACCTTATTGGTTATATGGAACACATGAAACACTAGGCGCAGGGTTTTATTATCCTTTATATTTAACAGAATCAGTATCAGACGCAGCAGACACAGGCGGAACAGGATCAACAAGCTATACATTTACAGAATATAGTGGAGTAACATTTTACTCTCCTAACAGTGGTAAAAAAGAAGCTCAACCAGGTTTAGGTGCACAAACATCAACAGGACAAAATACTACGGTTTCAACGGGCTTAACTTTTGGAATGTACACAGGCCAGACAGCAGCCTCATCAAACGTAACACAATTTGCTTTCCCTGGTTTAACTGTTAAAGAAGGAATAAGAGTATCGAATCAATTTGTGGTATCGACAGGTAAAGAACCCGGCCCTTATGTAATACCAAATCCAAATGTAGACACAACTACAATAAGAGTTAGAGTACAGAATTCAGCATCAGATTTAATCACAACAATTTATAATTTAAATTCAACATTTTTAAATGTTAAATCAGACACTAAGGCATATTTTGTAGAAGAGGGCGCCGATGGTTTATTCCAAATAAGATTCGGAGATGATGTAATAGGTAAAAAATTATCTAATGGAAACATTATCATAATTGATTACATAAACACTAATGGAGGAGTAGCAGATACAGCTAACTCTTTTGCAGCAGCATCAATTCTTGCAACTTCAGGAGAAGCAAACACAATTAAAATTTATTCGGCTTCGACCGGCGGTAATATAAAAGAAAAAGTAGATGAAATTAGATTCAATGCTCCTCGGTTTAACGCAACGAGAGATAGAGCGGTTACAGAACAAGACTATGAAACACTTATATTAGCAAGTAATTCTAATATACAATCATGTTCTGTTTGGGGCGGAGAGAAAAATGATCCGCCTATATATGGTAAAGTGTTTATATCACTTAATCCTGTATTAGGAGCATTTATAACAGAATCAGATAAAGATAATATTAAGACATCAGTTATAGAACCTAAAACGCCAGTATCAATTATTCCTGAATTTGTAGATCCAGAGTACACATACATTTCTTTAGACGTAGGGGTGGTATATAATCCTAAATTAACAACATTAGCAAAAGGACAAATAGAAGCAGAAGTGTTAACCAATATAAACTCTTATTTTAATAATAGTTTAAATAAATTGAACAAGAGTTTTTATTATACAAGACTACACGACAACATTAAACTTAGTTCTGATTCAATAATATCTGTTAATTTACAAACCAGATTACAAAAAAGAATTAAACCTGATTTAGAAGTGTCTAAAAATTATACGGTTAAATTTAATCAAAAGTTACAGCCAAGAGAGCTTACAAGCACATATTTTGATATAACATTATCTGGCGTAACAACTAGAGTCTTATTACAAGATATTCCAGCAGTAACAGTGGTGGCACCATTGTATAGTGGATCAGGAATTGTTAATGCAGTTACATCTACAGGAACGATTGTAGCAGGCATAGGCACAATAGACTACGATTCAGGGACAGTAACCATTCCATCAACAACAATAAAAACATTATACGGTACAGAGCCAACATTAAGAATACAAGTCACCCCTCATGATTCTGTTAAGGACATAACAACACAAGCACTAATTAGAACCTCAGATACTTCTACAGCTGCAGTCGTTGCTAAACCCTCAAGAAATACAGTATTAACACTAGATGATAGTGTAGTGAATTCTCAAATAAATTCAAGAGCGGGAACAGTAATAACAGCAACACCTGAAGTAGAAGAGATCTAATGACAGATTATATCCCATCATTTTATAGATACGTTTCATCTATAACCGTTACGGCAGGTGG